CGCGGCGGCAAGAACACGCCTGATGTGCCATTAGATTCCAATGGGGTCTTTTTTGGAACAGCAGCGCAATGGAAAGAGCTACGCAAAGCGGGGAAAATTCGGTAAACCTAATCTTTTTGAAAGTAAAAAATGGCAAATAATCTCTTAACCATTAGCAAGATCACCAACGAAGCGTTGATGGTCTTGGAAAACGAACTGACCTTCACATCTGAAGTTGACCGCAACTATGATGACCAATTCGCCGTTACTGGCGCAAAAATCGGCGCAACCGTTAACGTTCGCCGCCCTGGTCGTTTCATCGGTACAACTGGCCCCGCTTTGAACGTTGAAGACTTCAACGAAACTAGCGTGCCTGTTACCCTGTCAACTCAGTTCCACGTTGATACCCAATTCACTACACAAGATTTGGCTCTGTCTTTGGATATGTTCTCTGACCGTGTGTTGAAGCCCGCAATCGCAGCAATCGCTAACAAGATTGACCGTGACGGCTTGGCTATGGCTACCCTGCAAACTGCCAACATCGTTGGTACTGCTGGCACACCACCCACAGGTTTGATCACTTATCTGACTGCTGGCGCTTATCTCGACAGCGAAGGCGCACCACGTGACGGCCGCCGTTCATGTATCGTTGAACCCTTCACATCTGCCACTATTGTGGACAGCTTGAAAGGTTTGTTTGCTCCTGTTCAAAAGATCAGCGATCAATACGAAAAAGGCCTGATGGGTACTGACAGCGCTGGTATGAAGTGGAAAATGGACCAGAACGTTGTGTCTCAAGTGTTTGGCGCTAACAGCACCACCACCGTGACCGCTTCTGTGAACACCACAACTGGCACAGGCTTCTTGACTTCTGGTTGGGCTTCTAGCTCCACTATCAGCTTGACCGCCGCCAACACAGGTACATTGAACCTGAACGCTGGTGATGTGTTCACTATCGCTGGTGTGTTTGCTGTTAACCCACAAAACCGTCAAGCCTACGGCTCTAACCGCCTGCGTAACTTCGTGGTGAAAACTACTGTTGCTATCGCTTCTGGCGCTTCTGGCAACGTGGTTGTGTCTCCTGCTGTGATTACTGCTGGTCAGTTCCAGAACGTGTCTATCCCGACTACTTCTGCTACTGCCGCTGTGACCCAGTTCAACAGCACAGGTGTTGTGTCTCCACAAAACATCATCATGCACAAAAACGCTTTCACTTTGGCAGTCGCCGATCTGGAATTGCCTGAAGGTGTGCATTTTGCTGGCCGCGCTTCTGATAAAGAAATCGGCTTGTCTCTCCGTGTTGTGAGGCAATACACGATAAATAACGATAGTATTCCTACTCGCCTTGATGTGTTATACGGATGGGCTCCTTTGTACCCTGAATTGGCTTGCCGCGTTGCAGCCTAAACCTGATGGGGGCGTAAAAACCCCCGTTATTTAAATCAATTTTTAAGGACTTATCATGGCTAATCCAGGACCAGCAACCACCGTAACCCAAGAATCGTTTGCCCCAATGACAAACGTTGTCAAGGGTGGCGTGTTCTCTCTCTCCTTGACCCCCGCAGCAGTTGCAACCATCACCACCGCAGCCCAAAACTTTGCCAATACTGGCATTGGCTTGGCAGTTGGTGACTATGTTTCTGTGGCTTTTAACGGCGCTCAGACTGCTGGCGTTGGCGTTCTTGACGCTTACGTTTCTGCTGCTGACCAGTTGACCATTCGCTTTGTAAACCCAACCGCAGCGAGCGTGACTCCTGCTGCTGGCACTTACTTGGTGTCTGTGCAGCGCCCAAGCACCTCGACTGGCTCAAACGCAACATCACCATTGTTGTCTTGGTAATTTGAGCAAAACAAGGACGGGCCATCCTCAAAAGGGGTGGCCTTTTCTTTTTTTATCGTACAATCAAATCGTTCTTTTGTAAGGAATCATCATGCCTTCTACCACCATTGCCCGTGGAAATTCTCTCTCGACTTTCTACATTGCACCAAGCCTGACACCAGTTTCTGTTGCTGCTAACACAACTGCCGCACAGACTTTCTCCATCCCTGGCTTGCTAACAACTGACATTGTGACCGTCATCGGTATGAACGTGGCTCAAATTGCTGGCATCGTTATCGCACAAGCTGATTGCTTGACCGCTAACGTGTTGACCATCCAGTTTGGCAACTTGACTGCTGCTGGCGTTGTGCCTACTGCTGGTGTTTACAACATCCAGATCGTTCGCGCTGAAGGTCCATTGCCTGTAACTGCTGTCTAATCATGGCTGCTACATCTGTTTTGCGCGTTGCAGGAAATACACAAGCTATTTCCTTGACGGCTACATCATCTGCTGCCTTGCTGATTAAAGCAGGCTACACCAACGACCAAGTTAACTTTGTTTCTGTCCTAAATACAGGTTCTGTGCCTGTTGCGGTGAAATTTGGTGACGCTAACGTTGGTGCGGCTGTGTTTCCAGTTGCAGGCTCTACAGAAGGTGACTATGTTTTGCCAGCACTAATGACAAGACCAGTTATCTTGGCTGTTCCCGCAGCCCCTTTCTATGTTCGTGCTATCGGTTCTGCCGCTGGTCCGTCTATTTTGTACGTCACACCCGTTGGCGACCAATCCTAAAGGGGTTTTATGGCTGACCCTGCCGAGACTGAAAACCAAAACATCCTGCCCGTTCAGGCGCTGTTTAATTTAGACAACTCGTTTAACACTTTCATCGGGCAAGGTCAGCCGTTTTACGCTTCTGTGAACCCAAGCCAATCTGGTTTGGCGATCACAAATAGCACGATTAATAGCACCACAATCGGTGCGACTACACCTTCAACGGGTGTTTTTACCAATATTTCGTCAGCAACTGGTCAGGTAACTACTGCGCCAACAGCTAACACAGACATTGCTAACAAGCAGTATGTGGATGCCGTTGCCCAAGGTTTAAACCCGAAACAAGCTGTCAAGTGCGCGACAACCGTAAACATTACGCTGTCTGGCCTGCAAACGATTGACACTTACACCACATTGGCTGGTGACAGAGTATTGGTAAAAAATCAAACTAGTACACCAGCAAACGGCATTTATGTTGCTGCTGCTGGTGCTTGGACACGCGCAACCGACATGGATGTGTGGGCAGAAGTGCCAGGCGCTTACATGGTCGTTTTGGGCGGCGGTCAAGGCCAAACAGGTTGGGTTTCTACATCTGCTGACGTTGGCACGATCAACGTTACCGCAATCACCTTTGTTCAGTTTTCAGGCTCTGCCACTTACTTTGCTGGCACAGGGTTATCTCTTGCGGCTAATACGTTCAGCATCACAAATACTGGCGTATCGGCTGCTTCTGTTGGCTCTGCATCTAAAACGCTGACGGCCACAGTAAATGCACAAGGCCAATTAACTGCTCTGGCCGACACAAACATTGCTATTGCCAACACACAGGTTTCTGGCCTTGGCACTATGTCAACGCAAAACGCCAACAGCGTGGCTGTCACAGGCGGGGCAATTGATGGCACTACGGTTGGCGGCACGACTGCTGCGGCTGTAACTGGCACAACCATTACGGCAAACACGCAATTTACAGGCTCTGGCGCTGGTCTAACTGGCACAGCGGGCAGCTTGTCTATTGGCGGCAATGCAGCTACGGCCACAACAGCAACGACTGCCACAACCGCAACCACAGCCACAAACTTGGCTGGCGGTGCTGCTGGTTCAGTCCCTTATCAGGTTTCTAGCGGGTCAACGTCTATGTTGGCGGCTGGTGCTAATGGTCAAGTGTTGACTTTGGCTGCTGGCATCCCGTCATGGGCAACGCCTACAACTGGCACAGTCACTAGTATTTCTACAAGCGGCACAGTTAATGGCCTTACTTTGACGGGTGGGCCAATTACCACAAGCGGAACAATCACGCTTGGCGGCACACTTGATTTGTCTGCGCCACCCGCTATTGGTGGAACGACTGCAAACACGGTCAGAGGCACAACGATCACGGCAACAACTAAGTTTGTCGGGCCTTACTTTGATGCTGCAACTAGCGCAGGCGGTGCATTACGCAATGCGGGCGGCACAACTCAATTGCTGTGGGGTGCTGGCGGTGGTGATAATTTAGCTTTAAATGTTTCCACCAACATTAACGGTACAAACGCTCAAATTGACATTAGCCCTACTGGTACAGGTCACGTTCACATAAAGCCTACTGGCGTTAACTCAGTTGAAATTGCGCCTACTTTTGTTGGCGACATGGAAAACGTTGCTATTGGCGCAGTAACCCCTGCTGCTGGTACGTTTACCACGTTGCGCTTTAACACATCGTTATCTGTAAATGGCTCAACAGGCTCAAGCGGTCAAGTTTTGACTTCTAGCGGCGCTGGTTTGCCAACCTGGTCAACACCAGTTTCCTACGCTACGGTCACAGATGACACGACTACAAATGCAACCCGTTACCCGCTGTTTGCAGACGCTACGGCAGGCAATTTAACGACAGAGTTTGTCAGTAGTACCAAGTACCAATTTAACCCGTCTACGGGCGTTTTAACGGCCACAGGGTTTAGCGGTTCAGGTGCTGCGTTAACCAGTATTCCTAACGCTGCGCTGGTCAACTCAAGCGTGACCATTGGTTCAACTTCTGTAGCGTTGGGCGCTACGGTCACTACGTTTGCAGGCTTGACTTCTGTTACATCGACTGCTTTTGTTGGCGCTTTGACGGGTAACGCAAGCACAGCGACTAGCGCAACGACAGCGACTAATGCTACAAATATTGCGATTACAGATGACACAAGCACAAACGCTGTGTTTTATCCAACATTTGTAAGCAACAGCACAGGCAATTTACCTGCCACAACATCGTCAACAAAGTTAAAATTCAACCCAAGCACAGGGGCATTGACAGCCTCACAGTTAATCATTGCACCGTAAGGAAACATCATGGGACAACTCGTATTTCAAGCAACTTTAGGCGGTCAGGTTAATCTGGTTGGCCCTAACACGGCGTCAACTTTTAACATTAACGTTCCTGCTGTGGCTGGCAACATGGTGACAACTGGCGACACAGGCACTATTTCTAGCACTATGTTGGCTTCTGGCCTTACTTTAGCTGGTTCTGTTACCTATTCTGGCGGCACAGCAAACGGCGTAGCCTACCTAAACGGTTCTAAGGTGCTTACTACTGGTAGTGCGCTGGTGTTTGATGGCACAAATTTGGGTGTGGGTGTTACTCCTAGTGCTTGGGTAACACTTAAAGGACTAGAGATTGCTGGTTTAGGTAACGCAATTTCTGGGTATCCGTCTGACGCTGGAATTTATGTATCATCAAATGCTTATTATGGAAGCGGTGGATGGAAATACGCATACAGCAGTAAAGCCTCAACTTTATATTCTGGTGAAGGCGGTGCGCATAGTTGGAAAATAGCAGCATCAGGCACAGCAGGTAACGCCATCACCTTCACCCAAGCAATGACGCTTGATGCTAGTGGGAATTTGGGTGTCGGAAACACAGACAATGCAGGTAAAACCGCTGCATACGGCAAAATTTTATCTGTTACAGGGAATGATTCAGCTCTAGTATTAGAGTCAACTTTCTCTGGTGGTAGCACTTGGGCGGTTACCTCTTACAACGGATATTTAGCGTTTGTAAACGGTAACGATGGCACAAACACAGAACGCGCCCGTATCGACTCCAGCGGTAACTTGCTGGTGGGGACTACAAGTGCAAGCGGACGAGTTGTTTCTGCAATTGGATCAGCAACTAACAATTGTTTTTACGGTTCATTTTCAGCGTCCGATGGTAATGGTATTGGCTATTGGTCAGCATATACAGGAACTACTGGGACTGCGTTTTTTAATTATTTCACTTATAACGGTTCCGCTGTTGGGTCTATTACATCTTCTGGCACAGTTACTCTTTACAACACAACTTCCGATTACAGGTTAAAAACTGTTGTAGGTGCTGTAACAGGACATGGCGCTCGTATTGATGCGCTTGAGCCTGTTGAGTACACATGGAAAGCTGATGGCTCACGTACCCGTGGTTTCTTGGCTCACAAATTTCAAGAGGTCTATGCAAGTAGCGTAAGCGGCACAAAGGACGCTGTTGACGCCAAAGGTAAACCTATATACCAAGCTATGCAAGCTGCAAGCGCTGAAGTTATTGCAGACCTTGTTGCTGAAATCCAATCCCTGCGTCAACGTGTCGCACAACTCGAATCTAACTAAGGAAA